GAGCCTTTACTACCTGCCATGATATTCTCCTATCGGGCGAAGTGCGGTGCCATGTTCTTGATGAACCATTCGGCACGGTTAGGTGTTTGCTCAGCCCACTTGGAGCTGCGGACTTCCTTGACGAAGCTGTTCCAGTCCACCTTGGCAATCGCGTCAGCGGTGCGTTGGTGATCATCGAAACCGGCAGCGCCCAGTTGGAACACAGCACCCGCCAGGGCAGCCTTGGCCCGACCGTCACGGACACCGAGTTGACCGGCCAGCTGAGAGCCGACCTGCATCGCGTTGTCTGTGTCTTCGCGGAACCACTGCTCGGCCTGGGCCTTGCTGATCTTGTCGCCTTCCTTCATTTGACCGGTGACGTTGTGGCCGATACCCACGGCGAGGCCGTTGCGGTCCTTGTACACCGTGTCACGGTACGACTCAAAGCCAGCCAGCTCCTTGCGGAAGTTGTAGGCGGCACGCACGGGGATACCGTAGGTGTTGCCACCGTCGATGCGGAAGGCCGTACCAGCAACCTCGACAGGCGCACCGAAGTGGGCTGCCTCAGCTTCAGCGAATACCCGCTCATTGTCGGCACGGATGCGTCGACCAATCTCAGGCGCATCCACCGGGGTACGCCGTGCAACCACACCGTCAGCGCTGACCTGGATATTCTCCAGCACGCCGGTCGAGCGGTTGTACTGGAACGACGACTCGTAACCCGAGGCATCTGCCGGGTGCATCTGGGAGAGCATGCGACCGATCAGCTGCTTGTCGTTGCTTTGGAAGACAGTCTGCAAGTCCACGCCACGCGGCATGATCAGCGAGCGACGTGCCTCGCCTGTACCGGCCCAGCCACGCTCACCCACTTGAATGGTGCGTGCCTGTACGTTGGCAACTGCCATCTCCAACGCCGCTTCAGGGGACAGACCCATGTTGTTGCGGTCGGAGGTAATGCTGCTCACTTCATCCTGCAATGCCGCGCCCAGTTGGGCAGCGTGCAGCGGGTTGGTGGACAGGTTGCTGTTGCCGGTCAGGGCGTTGCCGATGCGACCGAAGAAGCCCGAGGACACTTCGCTGTCGATCCGTTCCTGCACGGTGGTCTTGAACTTGTTGGTCTGCATCCCGGCTTGCAGGTTGTCCAGCTTGGCGAAGTCTTCCTTGGCCGTAGCGTACTCCTTGATAGCCTGGGTTGGGGCAACGCCCTTGTCCTGCTGGGTCAAGATGTACGCCATCTGTGCCTGGGTGTCCTTCGGCATGGCCGACAGCAGCACGCCACGGGCACCGGGGTTCTTCTGCTCGGCCAGTGTCAGGGTCGACACCACACCGTTCAGGGATTCCACGAGGTCTTCACTCACCGGGGCCTTGTCGGTAGAAGCAGCGACAGCCCGAACGGACTGCGCAATCGTCTCACCGAAAGATTTTGGGAGTACACCGATGTCCAGGCCATGGGTCATGCCCATCTGCAAACGCTGGGGCAGGCCCACACCCTGTGCAGCCAACTGCTTGTCCATCTGGTCGATGGCTTCCTGGCCGGTGTAGCCCAGTGCGGCCATGGCGTTCAAGTCGCGGTTGCCCACGGCTGCCATCAGACCGCTCATGTCGTCCTTGTTACCCAGGCCCTTGATGTACTTGGCGCGCAGCTGCTTGCCCTGGTCGTAGGACATGTGGCCGGAGGTGGTGCGGCTGGTGATGTATTCGTTCAGCTCGTCCGTGGACGCAAGCCCGGCAATCACCTTGCCTTCAAACTCCCCATCCTGCTGCACGAATGCCAGCGAGTCGGTTGCCTCGGTGCGGACCTTGGAGTCGCGCAATGCTGCGTCGATCTTCTGGCGTTCCTTGAACGAGATGCTGTTGAGCATACCCGATTCGCGGAACTGCTCGACCACGCCACGTTGATCGTTATTGATCAGCGCGTGGACGTACTCGATGGCCGTGGCCTCCCGACTGCCCACTGGGAGCTTGTCGGTGGTCAGCACGTCTTGGAAGAACAGGGCAGCACGCTCTGCCTGGGCAGGACCGTCCGCCTCACCGGCCTTCTGCAAGTCGGTGATGATTTGGTTGCCCTGGGCCAAGTAAGCCTTGCTGCCTTGTTCAATCGACCACTGCGCATACGCTTGGCCTTGCTTGGCGAACAGGGACTCTTCCAGCTTGGTCTGGTTCGTCAGGGCCGACATCTGCCCGCGCTGCGACAACTCACCGAACTGCTCAGTGAACGCCGCTGCCCGTTCCTGCACCACCTTCTGGAACTCGACGGGCGACATGCTCTTGCCCTTGGTGGCGATGAACGTGTCCATCTCCCGCGCCATGTCCGCTTGGTGGATGCGGTAGTCTTGGTCCTGATACCCGCCGTTGACGAAGGACCGGGTGAAGACGTTGGAGTCCACAGTCTCCTGTGCCTGCCCCGCCATACGTGCCCGGCTGCCCTCCAAGTATGCCATCTGGGCCTGCTGGTCCGCAGCCTGACCAGCAGCTTGTCCAAACAGGCCGACCAGACCTTGCAGGGCTTGGTTGCCAGCGTTGTCGACCTCTTCAGGGCGACGACGTTCGCCTGGGCCGAGACGGAGCGCACTTAGTTGAGTGCCGCCTTCGGACTTGCGCAGATTGAACTGCTCGCTGGTACGTTCTACCATGAGACCTCCTACGAGTTGATTGTGAAGCCGCCAGTGCTTGGCGCAGCGAATGTCTCAGCGACACCTGCTGCTGGCGTACCTGGGGTTGGCGTCCCACCTCCGAAGAAGTTGAAGCCACTCCCGCCGCCGAACTTCATTTGGTTATTGAGATACGAGCTGCCCAGGGTACTGAGGGTCGCCAGCAGCGGGGAGCTTTGGTTGGCGTATGGGTTCTGTTGCCCCATGAGCGCCGACGATGCAGACTGCACGACCGAGCGGATACTGTTCTGGATGTTGTACTGTCCAGCCTCCAGCGCCTGCTCGGTTGCCGTGCGGGCCTCGCCCAGCTCCCGGTCGATGTCGCCAAGGACAGCATCGACTGAGGCACCTTTGACCTGGGCCGCAGCAGCGTTGGCCGATGCGGTGCCCTGGGCGCTGTACGCCATCTTGTCGGCCTGCTGTAGTTCCTTGGCAGCTTGGACGCGAAGCATCCCGTTCTGCAAGTTGTACGAAGAGACCTCTTGGTAGGCGTTCGCAATCGTCCGGTCATCGGCAGCCTTCGCCGCCTTGTTCTGCGCCTTGATTTCCTTCTTGCGCCGGTCATTATCCAGCTTGGCCTTGATGCCCGACGCTGCCGCCTGGGCAAGCATCATCCACATATCACATCCTCCTGAACTGCTGATGGAACCGGAACCCGTACTCGATAGAGCGCACGTTCAGGTCATAGTAGTCACTGCTCGACAAGGTAAGCGAGGCAGTAGCCAAGTCTACTCGGCCAGGGACGGTGACGGTTGCGGTGTCTGCCAGTGGCAGCCCGGCACCGAGTCGTTGCGAGAACAACCGCATCGGTGTGGTGGTTTGGGGAACGCCCATTCGCGCTGCATCGCTGACAACGTAGGTAAAGAGACCAGTGTTTGCCACCGAGACCCGGTACTTGTGCAGCACGCCACGGCTAGTCGTGATAGGTACATCTTTCGCATCCTTGAGGACCGGTGGGGTCAGGGTGAACGACGACTCATACAGATAGCCCACGGCGTAGCGCTCGCCCACCAATGCCTCCGGGATATCCAGGTCCGTGGTGGTTGTCCCACGCACGTTGCTGAATACCTTCTGGCCCAGGTAGGCGTTGTCGCCTTCCAGCTTGAAAGCCCGCAGGTCAGTGCCCATGTCCAACACGTAGTTGGGCACAGTCAACTTCCCCGGCACCGTGCAGGTCGCTTCCGTGAAGAAGTCGAGGCGCGGTACGGTTGGCGAGATATCACCCGCACCACGCTGCAAGTCAATGCGGCAGAGGTACAGCGTACCCTCCACACCGAACAGGCAGATCAGTACGTCGCCCGAGAAGTAGGCGTCGACCACCGGCCAGTCGAAGCGCCACTTGTGCCAGGACTGGTGGACCTTCTCCGATTGGTTCCACAGGTACTCGTGAATGACCAGCTCATTATGGTCGGCTGTACCGGCCACCATGATGTTCGATGTCGTGGAAGACACCATGAAACGCCAAGGTCCCTGGATGTACCGGGGAATATGGCTGGTCACGTCGTCGGCAACGTACTGGCTGTCAGCGTACTGCGAGGGTGTCATCTCATGCACACCGACGTAGCCGAGGCTTCGCGGTGCGCCGAAGAAGATGGAGCGACCGGCGGCGGTAGGTTCGGCGCTGGTGTCCACTTCGTATCGGGTCATGAGCGCAACGTTAGCGGTACGCGGCGTCACCATACTGTTGCCGGGGATGATTCCCTGGTAGTGCCGGGAGAACATCACGAGGTCTTTGTTAAAGTTCAGGGCGTACTCGTATGGAGCCGTGAGGCTGCCTTGCGCTGCCACTTCGATCGGATCGTTGTCCGCGACGGTGCTAAGCGTGCTTCGAAAGAATCGCAGAGGGTTGTCGGACGCCGAGAGGCAAGCGTACTCATTGCTGAGGAAGACGAGCCGTCCTTGGAAGGCTGCCATTCCCGTGATACCTTGGGTAATGAACTTGAGAAGTGGGTTTGACTTCTCGTCCCCGGCAGCTCGACGCTCATAGGTGGGTGCCTCCAGCTTGTACTCGTTGGTCGTCTCGTCCTGCGTCATCCGCAGTGGGAGGTTGGAGAGGTCCTTCAGGTCCTCCCAGTTAGCGTCTTCGATCCAGCGCTTCTCAGCGTCGTTGTACCGATAGAACACCTTGACGTTGCTCCCGCCAGTTGCCACGATGATGTTGTTCATCACCAACGGCAGACGTGCAGGCAGCTCTGCCGCATCCCGGATACTCATCGCGTTACTGCACCGCATGTAAGCGGAGCCGGATGTGGTCGAGATAGTCGGCTTGGCCGTGGCGCACTGGATCGAGGCGAAGGTGCCTTCGACCGTGATGGTCACGCCATAGGCCGTCCAGGCTGCCCGTGCCAACTCGGCCAGTCGGCTGGTGATGTACTCCGGCGTTGCCTCGGCAACCGTGGAGACTGGTGTGGTGTACGTCACCGTGTTGCTGGTTGGTGGGTCCACGCTCCGGTCGGTGATGGTCAGGGTGTACGCCTTCTGGAAGGCACCTGCCGCCACATAGTAGTAGCC